ACTCCACCAGAACCTTCTGATGCAGTTTCAGAACCATCTAAATTATCGTGAGCTGCTGCTACTGTATTAGCAAACTTTGCACTATCTTCAGCTACTAATCCACCAGCTCCAGTATCGAATATTGTATCATCTAAAAATGTAATTGCTACGAATACAGCACCAGTCGGAGGACTTGATGCCCCACTTGCATCTAAAAAGACAGACCCAGCTTGTCCAAAGCCTACTTCATTTGCGAAGTTCTGTCCTTCTACTACTGTATATTTTCTTAGGTTTGTCATCTTGTTTCTCCTGTCTATGCCTTACCGAGCGTGACAACTCTCATGGGCATATGTTATTTATCGTACTGCGAAAGGACTATAAGGAAATGCCATTGATATCTTCCTTTTATTACTTTCGTTGTCACCTAACTTACTAAAAAATTCTTTCATGTAATATTCCTTTTTCTCTATTTCCCCTTGATTATCTGCCAACATCGCTTTTACATAGTCTACAACCGCTAGTGACAACATCCTATTAAGATTTATATGTGATGTTTCATCTGGGCTTGCGTCCTCCAATGGGATTTGAGTAATAGTAATTCTTTCTCCAGCAGCTTCTAAAGCAGATGGAACAGATGATACAATTAAAGCATCTCCATTAGATGAAATAGAAGATATTGTATAATCAGTATCATTACTAGCGGAACCCTGTACTCTTATTTTATCTGCTGCTAAAAAATCTGTAAATGTATTTGTACCAGCAGTCCCTCCTAAAATAGCTCCAGTAGCACTTTTAAAAACAGCAGATTGATTCGTTTCAGTTGAAAGAGGTTGAGTAGTCGATATTGTGACGCTATTATTAATCGCAGCAACAGTAAAAGTCTCATTGTTACTACTTGTCCCACTAATAACTATTGATTGACCTACATAAAAATATTTTGAAGTATCATCAAACGTAATTATCCTATTACCAGAAGAATAAAAATCAATATCACTTGAACCTGTATAAAATGCTGTAGATGTATCTTGAAAAATAAATGAAGTCCCACTTACAAGAGCAGTTGTTGTTTCTAATGCTTCTGCTACGAATGGTTCATCAATAGAGGTATACTCAATCCTTAATCCATCTGCAATATCCTCATTAGGATACATTAACTCCCTACCTCTGGACCTCATAACTCCAGATTGACTTATTCTTTCGTTAGATGAACCTCCTAGTAACTGATATAAAAGAAGGTCTCTACCTTTTAAATAATAAAACCACTCTCTTTCTACGTTACTACTCATGGTGAAATATCTTCAATAAGATAATAAGGTTGTTTATTCAACCTCCTAATTTTCTTATATTTATCTTCAGCCGTATCCTTTATGCTAATACTTTCCAGAGCAATCATATCAGCAGGTAATATATAATTATTATCATCACCATCCACTGACTTAATAATATCTTGCTTGCTTACCTTTATTTTTTCCTTACTATTTGATTGAATATGATGAATTGCATCATTTATCCATGCTATCGCCATCGTAGTTTCAGTCATACCAACTCGTTCCATTACTTCTTGTACTGTCATTATACCTCTATAATAATATATTCTACATTACAAGCAGCTGTATTAGCTAAACCATATACTGCATTAGCTGCTCTAAACAAACACGACTCTCCTGCTAATAATTTAACAGTATGATTATCAGTTGCATGGGTACCAAATGTTACATAATTAGTACTATCTAAATTCTTTAAGAATACTAATCCAGCAGAGCCTAATTCATTAGCCTCAACTAACACTTCACCACCTGAATTTGTTACTTCTATTACAGCATGTGTCATCGAGTCTCCAGTCATTGTAATATCTGACTTTTGTTCTCGCCTATCAACTTCCATACCTCCCTTACTAGCTATCAATCTAATATCAGTTTTTATTTCATTTGCCATTACTATCTCCTGGATTGTTGCTGTGAAACAGCCTGCATCGCAAGTGACTTATTAAACGATTTTTCGTTATTCTGCATATATGTTTGCAAATGCATTACTGCCCACTCATAATATTTTTTTGATTCTTGTGAATAATAGTTCATATTTTGCACTGCGGTTCCAATTTTTTGTACCATCTCGTTTACCTCACTTGAATATGCCTGTACTTTTGCGCTATAGTCTTGAAGTTTCTTAGCATCATCCTGTGAGGATAATTGAGCATTTTGTATAGCTACTTGCAATCTAGCCTGATACTCTGTATTCTCTTTATTAAAAAGAGCCTGAGCCTCTGACATCCTTGCACTATATTCACCAATCTTTGCCTGTATCTCCTGTACTCTTGCAGCTAACATTTCACTATCTTCCTCTGTAGTGATCCAACTATTAGTATCACTAAAATCAGGAACGCTCATAAGTGGAGCAGTAAATGTTGGAGCAGATGCTGTAAACGTTACAGTAGTATCGACTAATGTAGGAGCTATTGGGACAGATATATCTACATAGTCTATTACTTTACTAGTTGCCAATTTTGTAAACTCACTTGCACATGAATGATACACAACTGCAGTTCTTAAATCACTATCATCATCTATCGCAGCGGAATTAATATAAAATACATATCCAGCATTACTTCCATCAGTATCAGGAGCTATTTTAATACCACCATTTTGTACCCAATATACAGGAAAAAAAGCTGTAGCCTTCTTTAAACTTCCACTATCAGAAGCCCATTTAGATTGTGAAAATGGTATTTCTTTACAACTATACCCATTTCTTTGAACATCTATAATAGAATCATTCTCAAAAGCAATTGCACTTCCGTCAGTAGAATGCGATGAAGCCGCCATTGCAAACGTTAATAAATCTTTAGGTACACTAGCAACTACAAACTTCTGCGCAGAAATAACAAACTGGTCATCAGCATCTGCAACACCAGTGATATTCTCAATATCTTGTTCTATATATGTAGTTGCCATTTTAGAAGTATAGGGAAGTATCGAGCCTCCCTATACTTGAATCCTATATGACGCTATTACCTCGCCAATTTCAGATTTTATGTTTAAGCCAGTCTAATTACAGAAACAGCTTCGGAACCAGAGGTAGCATTATCAACTTGCACAGCAAATAATCCTGAACCAGAACTAAATGCATCGTGTGTAGCATCATAGTTTTCAATAACTACACCACCTACAAGAGTGATTCCTGAACCTGCAACCATTGTGCAAGATTCATCAACTCCAGCTGTACCAGCGTTTACAAAAGAGAACTGAAAAGTATCACCTTTTGAAACTTTGCTATCACTAGCTTTAACTTCCATCGCAGCTACTATTTGAGCAGCTGTAGGAGTCGTAATGTTCCTAGCTGCAGCTGGGTCGCAAGTGTGAACCATTGAATTAACCATATCTGTAGCATCTAAAGTTAGGTTGCCAGCTAAGGCTCCATGAGCCTTAACAGAGCTATTTTGACGCCATCCGACATGACTATCAGCTTTGTTTTGTCCGTATAGAGGGTTAGCCATAATTCAGTACCTACTTCCAAACAGCATGGGCTTCAGGCATTTGCCATTCCATACCGGCTTCGGTTTGAATTAAGTCAACTCTACGGTCAACACCACTGTTTTCTAAGGTTTGCACTCCGACATAAACCGCTGTATCACGATTCAGTCCATTACCAACAAGCGGTCTGTACTTACAGTACTTCATATTTAGTCCAAGCATTTTAACAGTAGTCCCGTCTAAGTGAACATTGCGAGCAGTATTCATGACACCATATGGTGTATAAATCTGTGTAATGTCTACTCCAAAGACTCGTTTCTTTGCTCCTACGGAAAAATCGGCTCTACCAGAGAACCTATTCGATGAACCTAAATCGGTCTTCGCCATATTTGCAGTAAAGTAACCACTGAGTTTATGTAGCCAGTTGTATACGTCCGTTGAAACCATGAACAATGTTGCATTAGCATTATTGTATCTTGGGTCAAGGAAGTTGCTCATATCATCAAGAAAATCATCTTGAGCTTTTGAGCCAGTACCACCCATCCCAGTGCCACTGAAGATATTACCATAATTGATAATAAAATCAAGAGCTCCTTGGGTATAGTTTACACTATCAACTGAACCTTGTGAACCAAATAACAAGGATGTCTCAATATCCCACTTGTGTTCAATCAACTTTTCACGCCAGATTCGAGCAAACTCATTTGGTTCATACTTTAGCACGGTAGCACGAGTTGTGTTATCCATTGCCATTGCTGTTTTCCAAATTTGAGTAAGTCCAAAACCAGTTGAGAAAGGTTGGTCTTTCCAAGTTTCTGGATATCCAGTTCCTTGTCCGTGAGCACTACCTACTACATATGAACGGGCAGATTCAAGTACCAATGCGATACTTTTATCAGCAACAACTTCGTCACCAGCGGAATCGCCAGAAGGACTAAAGTTATTAGTATGCCAACCAGCAAGTTCACCGCCAACGGCATCAGCTTTAATAACGGTCATAGTAACACGAACATTCTCTTTACTGTCTACATCAGTTGAATCATCAACTGCTGTTACCTTTCCAACTATGTATTCAGAACCCCAAAGAGTACCATCTATAGTGGTAGTCATTGGAATCTTAACTAGTTGTCCAGGAAGAAAGAATACTGGTCGTGTACCAGTGCCTCCAGCTGCTACATCATTAGCTGTGTTTCCGTAAACATTCTGAATATTACCAGCGGACTTATAATCTCCGCAAAAGTACACTTTAATAGTGTCTCCCTGCACAACAGCGGTTCCAGCACCACCGTCATTAGAAGCAATAATTTGAGAATCTCCAAAAACATCAACGCCTGAGCCGTTAACAAACCCGCATGCATATGCATAGCGCTTGTGATAAGATGGACGTCTTTCAGTAAACTTGAACTCTGGGTCGTCTGTTGGTTTCTTGGCTACTTTCGATACGAAACGAAAGAATGGGTCTTGAGCGATAGCTAATTCGGAAACACGGTCTCCGAAGTTATACTTCCGCCTAAGGTCACCAGTTAATTTACCAGAACCAGCTGACCAAGTGTCTGGTCCAGCGCCAGGAGTTTCAAGATTAAAAATATCAGCCATATTTTCACCTTTTTGTTAAGTATTAAAAAAGCTTAACAGTATTTATTACATACCGAAAGCTTTCTCTAACTCGCCGTCAGAACCCAAAATGGCTTCAAAAACTCTGTCGTCAGGTGATTCCTCGACCTGTGTGCCGCCTGTGGTAGCAAGTGAATCAGGAGTGTCTTGCACTGTGCGCATCTTCTCCTGTATTTCCTGCCTTGTGTTATCTGCTATTTTCTCATCCCTGTTGTTTCGATTCATTAGATAATAGATATCATCCAACTCAAGTGATTTAGACTTAGCAAAGTCAACAAAGTCAGCCCACTCTTCATCAGACATTTCATGTGTCTGTCGAAAACTGGTTTCTTTTGTTAATCTTTGATTTTCAGCCTTCTGTCCGCTTAAGGCAGTATTAAGTCTACGACTGACTATACCGTCAACTGTAGCTCCTAATACTTTAGCCGAATCGGAATCAGGCGTGGAAAAAGCATCATCAGCGTCAAACACGAAATCCTCTGGAAGGTTGAGTTTTTCTGCCATATTCTGTGGGGTCTGACCTCCACCCTCAAAGTAATTCCTCACATGAGTAATTAAATTGGGGTCTTCTCGCATAGCATCAAGGATAGGCATATAAGGCTCAAGCTCTTGGAGCTTGTTATTCAGCCTTTTAGCTTCTCGACTTGAATCGCTATAGCGTTTTTGCAAAACATCAGTATCATTACCACTGTCTTGCTGCTGAACTTCACTTGGGCTCGACTGTGTATTATCACTAGTTTCATTCGAGGTTGACTGCGAAGGTTCGTCTAAAATCCCTGCATTGACGCTATTATCTAACGACTGAAAAAAGTCATCAGAATCAAAGTCGACATCAGGTTGTATGTTTTCACTTTCGGGGGCCGTATCGGCGTTGCCTACTTGTTGGTCCATACTAATCTCCTATTAGTTAATAAAATTTAAGTTGCAGAGCACTAAAAATACAACTACTCTTTAGCTGCTCGTATTTCTTTTTCAGTCTTATCCGAAGTCTTCACTGCTTCGTCTAAATTACCTGCTCGCATATTAGCTTTCATCTCTGCTTTTAGCTTCTCAAACTCTGACTTCAACATACCTCGTAAAAGTTTTTGCTGTGCTTCTGTATTAAGTACATCTTTCCTTATCTCACCTTCAGCATCTTTGACTTTCATCTTAATACCTGACTGTACCAACTGACGCTCTAATGTTTCAATAGTTCCTTCTTTATCTTTCAATGACTCTTCCATCCCCTGAACCTGTCCTTGTAGTTGTGCATACATTGACTTTCTTTCTACTATCTGCTCCTTATTTCTTATATCTGTCTCAGCTATCATCGCTATATCATCTATTAATCCTGCCTGGAACCATTTAAAATACTCTTCAAGTAGAGCCCATCTGTTTACAGGCATTGTAGCTCCCGCAACTACTCTTATATCAAATCTTGCAGATGAATAATCTTTAAATCTTCCTATAGCCTCACCATAATCATTGTATATGTTTACATTAATCCTTTGTTCCTTTTCTTGTTCCTGAGGTGATTGACCAGCTTCTGGTTGTACAATCCTGAATACTTTCTCTACTGTATAATGCTTTTGCGATATCTTTTGGAATATCCTTCCTAAATGCTCTAAAGATGGTTCTACTATACTGCCCATCCAAGCCTTTAATCTTCTTGTACCAAACTCATCATTAGCTAATAGTCCTCGATATGTCTCATTCTGCTGTTGAGTGAAACCCATCATCGCTGAAGGTACACCACTAATATACTCAGCATCAGACTTCCCTTCCTGTACAACTGTATAGAAAGCATTATTTATGGGAGCAGGTAAAACAGGTGTAGGTGGGGTAAAACCCTGCCTATACTTCAACAAAGCACCAGGTGCTGAAGAATATTGCTCCCATTCATCCTCAGGAACTGAACCTTCTTCATACAGCCACCTGAGGTTTGAAGCTAAATTAGCATTATGTAACATTATCTGATGAGATTTGTTTATCTCTTGCTGCTTGCCTATAAGAGGAACAACAGCACTCATTGGATATGGAGTACCAGTATACATATAAGATATAGGAATTATAGGATACTCGTTTATAGGAAGCTTCTTCTCATATAAGAATATATCATCTGCTACAGTACAACTAAGCATAATCCTATTTTCATAAAATCTTATAGCGTCAATAATCTTTGACCTAGCATCTTTACTACTCTGAAGTATATTATAATCTGCTTCAGACATTATCTGCTGTTTTATAATAGTAGCAGCATCTTGAGCCTGAGACATAAGTTGCATCTTTTGTTCTTCTATAGCCTGAGATGCCATCTTACGGGCTCTTTCCATCTCAAGTTGAGCCCTCTCAGCAATAATCTCACCAGATTGTACAGCTTGTTGTATCTGTTGTTCTTTTTCAAGCAACCCTACTTCTGTCTCATTCCTAAAATCTTTTATTTGCTCCTCTACTTCATCCTTAATGTTGTCAAGTTCAGCTTGTGATGGAATAACTTTTATAAATACGTTAAAGTATGCAAACTTCTTTTTTGAATACACTTCATAGTATGGAAGTATATCATCATCTTCAGCCTCTAAATTGACCCCCATTGTTATATCTTCTGGCTGAATAGTTTCGGATACACTTAAATCTTTTTCTGAATACGAAACTACATCTGTACCTCTTGATGCTTTCTTTATCTTACCTGCAAAATCAGGAAGCATATTTAAAAGGCTTGACCTTGAGAGATTCTTTCTTATCATAACAAATGTAGCATCCCTAAACAAAAAATCTCTACTTGCTGGGTCAACATATACATCATAAGGGTCAATTCTATTAAATCTAACCTCACCCATTCCCCTATCAGCATCTTTGTCAACATCTACAAGAAAGTAACCTATGCCTTTTGTTAAACTGTCAAGAACCACCTGAGTATATATAGACTTGCCATTAGACAAATACCAGCAATAATCTGCTATATCAGAGTGTACTTGAGCAATATCTACATCATCACCAGTTGCACCTACTGCTTTCCATCTTGGATTATTATTAGTAACAAAGTACTTCATAATCTCTATAATAGGAGTTATCCTATTAATTGTAAATGTTGGCATCCCTGATTCTTCTAAGGCATCTTGCTCCTCTTTACTTAACTGTTCGTTTAAATAGAAGTCAAATCCCTTCTGGCTTAGCATCTGCCATCTCTGTCTATGACCATTGTTAGCTCTTTCCCAAAGCTGTTTGTTTAGTAAAGCTCTTTTCCTGTTTGTTTGTCTTGCCATTTTTACCCTGCTATATTCACTCTTTCTTGCTCTTTCCAAAGGTCAATTAACTTACCCACTACACCAAACTTCTTTTTACGGCCAGTTTTCTTCTTTGCTACCACCTTCTTTATTTCAGGACTCTTTCTTTTAGCCTTTCTCAACTTCGCTTTAGGTTGCTCATAATAAAACCTATCGTATATATAAAAACCAGGCATAACCGCATCAGCAATTGCTTCTACAATAGGACCTCTGCCAGGGTCTAAATCCCACTCATCATATACAGACATATACTTTCCATGCTCGTCCTCTCCTACTCCAATTTGATACCTTGCCATTCCAATCACATTAGGATTAACAAAATCAGACTCACCTTTTTTTACATCGCTTGAATAACCTACATTGAACCCTTTCTTTTTATCCTCTTTTGCCGCACTCCCAGCGGATACAGCTGACTTTCTACGCTTCGTTTCTTTTTCCATATATGGTATATGCTGCTTCAATCCGTGATATATATCTCTCAACTTGTTAGTGTCTTGGAATGTATAGAACTCATCTTTTGATTCAGCCCCTGAAGGTTTAAACCTGCTCTTTTTTATAGTATTATATTCTTGTTTCTTCCCTGATGATACTTTCAGCATATCCAATCTTTCTCGAATTATTATTGGGGGAATCTCACCCTTAGCTAAATCGCCTTCTTTCCATTCTTCCTGAGCTCCTGTTCTCAAAGCTGTTGGATACATTTGCTTCTGCAATCTTAATATGTATTCATCATCAGTCTCACCTTTTATAAATCTCAAAGCTGAATCAACTAAACTTTGTTCATAATAGAATGGGTCGATAGCCTTAACAAGTCTGTCAGATAACCTTTCCATCAAAGATTCTTCTTTCTCTTTTTTAGCAGCCATTATCCTCTTATTTCTATATGTACAAGGTCATCAAAATTATTATCTTTGATTTCACCATCGCTGTCCCAATCGCCTCCCCATCTTATTTTAACTCCAAGTACGTGTCCTATACCACGTGCAAGACCACCCATATAATGGAATCTTTCTCTATCTTCCCAGTCTATTGGGTATGGAGCAAGGTCCAAAGCTTTGCCTTGGACATGCTTTCCAAATTTAGTCTTTGATTTTCCTTGAGCTACTAACTCGTTCTGACGTTCCTGAGACCTAAGGCCTTCGAGTACTGTTACATCCATGAGCTTTACAAGCTCATTTGCAACATTTACAAGCTTCGCATCAACGCCTTTTAACCTCTGTTTGGAACGCCTCCCAAACCTAGGCATTACTTTTTCTTAGCTGGAGCTTTAGCGCAAGAATAACTGCGACCTTGCCAGATAAATCCCTTGGAATCTCCCGCACATCCAGCTTTAAAAGCTGATTGAAAACTCTTGGCAGATTTAGAACCCTTCTTATATTTAACAAAGGTTCCGCCTTTGGTCTTTACAGCTCCAACTGCACCTTTTGTGACTTTACCTACTTTAGAAGAACCTGGGACTGCCTTTTCCTGTCCTCTCATTCCTTTTCTGGAATACTCTTTAGCAGCGACTTTTTCTCCCTTTTGAGAGACTTTGCCTTGGTAAGCAAGTTTTTTAATTCTACGCCTGGACTTGCCTTTCTCTACTTTAGCCTTTAAACCTGCAACCCATTCCTGTCTCTTCTTCTTCCGACTTGCCCTCTTCATTTTTCTCGAAGGCTGCGGTCCATATGGTTGTGCCATTTTATCTCCTGTTATTTGTTAAGCGACTATCCAACTCTTGGCCTTCCGCTTTGGTTTAAACCAACTCTTTTTATCTTTACTCTTTTTCAAATTCGGTGGAAATGCATGAACTTGAGAATAGTAAAGAGTCTCTATTGTATCATCATGAGCCATTTTAGGCCCAAAAGTAAGAATTTCGTTAATTAAATCAAACATATTTTTCCTTAAATGTACCGTTCCTGTACTAAAACGGCCTGAAAGACCACTATAAATGCGGTTTCTCTTGTTGGTTCCGCCTGGTTTCTCTGGAATTACTGCAATATCGAAGCGATTTATGCGCCTTCTTTCATCATTTAGGGACTGAAAGATACTTCTGTTCATAGCAACGTCCTCAACAGTAGAAGACATACAGTTATATTTCTGATAAAGTTCCAGTATATAGTCTACTACACCCTTTTTCCCAATTATCTCACCTGTCTCAGGGTCTTTACTGCCAATAGTAGGAATACTCCTATGTCTTTCGTATTCCAAGATATACAATTTGTTGTTGCCGTCTATTGCGATTACCATTATTACACTGAAGTCTGACCATTTAGTGTCAATGTCAGTAGCGGGGTCACAACCTATGAAAGTATGTACTGGAACCTCCTCTCCATCCATAACAAGATAGTTAATTCCATCTTCATGCTTATAATAACCGTCCCAATACTGTATATGCCGCCTTGTCCATACAGCATCTTCCTCACTCATTACCTCCATCATATATTCTTGAAAGAACTTCTGAGGTTGAGCTGAATCTGCATAGAACTTCTTCTTCTCCTCCAACTTTTTCTTATCAAAGAAAGACGGCCAAAGAGTAGTATCCTCATCTATGAACGCTTTATATGTAATTACCTCCCACGCAAATTGTTTATTAGCCTTTTTAGCCTTGCTGTAATTGGTAAGAAGATTATTAATGAAAGAATCATAATGTACGGGAGTGCCATTAACACGCAACCTGCCAGTATGAGGCTCAAGCGCGGGATAGACAACAGCAGTGACCAAATTAGCATTTTTGTCTCTCGCATCTTTTGTGATTGTATTGGATTCATGCTCAAAGTCGTCAAGTACGATAAGGTCGTACCGTTTGTGGAGCTTTGCTCCTCCACGAATCCCAGCAACATTACTCTTTGAAATAAGTTTACATCCATTTAACAACTCTATATCTTCTTCTGTCCATTTCTTTCCTTTCATATCACCAAAATAATACTTGATTCTCTCATTGTACTCTAAATGATGCCTTATATAATCCATGTTCCCTACACTTAGTTTCTGTGTAGCTGACACCCAAGCATAGAATAAGAAATCATCTTTATCGCAAAACAAAAAATCTTTTAGTATAGAAGCCTTTGTTAATACTGTCTTTCCGTGACCTCGTGGAATTATAATTGCTACCTGTTTTACAGACCTATCATCTATCACATCAGCAACTTCATAGTGGAAGAAAGGAGTATCACTGCGCATAAAGTCACTTGGAAGGAACAACTTGCCAAACGCTATTAAATCTTTTTGCGCTAGCTTTAAAGCTTCTTCAGCTTCTTTTAATTTGAGCAAAGTAGAATTATCACTCATTTACTTTTTTCTCTATAATTGCTATGGTGCAATGCTGTGCTCCTCCGTGTCCAAATACACATAATTCTTCCAATTCATAATTCCTTACTTTTCCCATGAATGTAGAATGATAACCAAAACTA